ACTTCTTAACATGCTGGATATTAAAGGAAAAATCATCACAACTGATGCGATGGGTTGCCAGAAAGATATTGCAGAGAAGATACAAAAACAGGGAGGTGATTATTTATTCGCGGTAAAAGGAAACCAGGGGCGGCTAAATAAAGCCTTTGAGGAAAAATTTCCGCTGAAAGAATTAAATAATCCAGCGCATGACAGTTACGCAATGAGTGAAAAGAGTCACGGCAGAGAAGAAATCCGTCTTCATATTGTTTGCGATGTCCCTGATGAACTTATTGATTTCACGTTTGAATGGAAAGGGCTGAAGAAATTATGCGTGGCAGTCTCCTTTCGGTCCATAATAGCAGAACAAAAGAAAGAGCTCGAAATGACGGTCAGATATTATATCAGTTCTGCTGATTTAACCGCAGAGAAGTTCGCCACAGCAATCCGAAACCACTGGCATGTGGAGAATAAGCTGCACTGGCGTCTGGACGTGGTAATGAATGAAGACGACTGCAAAATAAGAAGAGGAAATGCAGCAGAATTATTTTCAGGGATACGGCACATTGCTATTAATATTTTGACGAATGATAAGGTATTCAAGGCAGGGTTAAGACGTAAGATGCGAAAAGCAGCCATGGACAGAAACTACCTGGCGTCAGTCCTTACGGGGAGCGGGCTTTCGTAATCTTGCCCTGGGCATTATTGTCGTATAAACGCTTTACCGGACACATGACATTCACAATGTGTGTTAATTTTACTGACATCTTTCAAAAGGAGCGTAATCATGCCGCACATCGACATTAAATGTTTTCCGCGTGAACTGGACGAACAACAAAAAGCAGCACTTGCTGCAGATATTACCGACGTTATTATTCGTCATCTGAACAGTAAAGACAGTTCGATAAGCATTGCTCTACAGCAGATTCAACCAGAATCTTGGCAAGCTATCTGGGATGCCGAAATCGCGCCCCAAATGGAGGCTTTGATAAAGAAACCTGGTTATAGCATGAATGCTTAACCCGCCGTAACACGCTTGCCGCTGGTAACAAACGTCCCAGCACCTAAATGATGCAACGTATTGAGCTTATCATCATCAAACTGCCAGCGGCCTTCGACAAATACCCGTGCGTCTGCCGCTGCTGATACTACTTCGCCAAACAGCGTGTCGTATTCTTCTTGCGCAGAAGTCGCAGGTAGCAATCGACACTCCATCCACGCCAGACATTTTTCCTCGACCAGAGGCAAACCAAATACCGGGCCTCTCACAACCGGAATGCCATAGCAATTAAATTTATCTTCATCACGCCCCGACACACTTCCCACCGCCCACGTCCAGTTAGTTGCTGCAACGCCCGGGATAACGATGCCAAATTTACCGTTATGTTCAATCAACTCCCTGGTCCATGTCGATTTATCTACCACAATCGCCACGCGTGGAGGTTCAAACTCCACCGGCATTGACCAGGCTGCAGCCATAATGTTACGCCGCTGGGATTGCTCATCGAAACTGGTGATCAAGACCGTTGGGCCATGATTTAACAGACGGCTGGCATGGTGTAATTCTATGGGGATGAATCGGCTCATGGTATCGCCTCGCGAAGAAGGTTTTTTTAAGCGTAGTCCGTAACGCAATAAGTAACGAAATTAACGGGATTGGCGATTTGCGAACGTGATGCATGTCCGCGATCGCACAAAATAGCCGGTGCGGCGTCTATTCCAGGTTATAAGTTGAGAAAACCACTAAGGGAAACGCCTGATGACGCCCATTCTGAATCACTATTTTGCCCGTATTAACTGGTCGGGAGCTGCTGCGGTCAATATTGATACGCTTCGTGCATTGCACCTGAAACACAATTGCACCATTCCGTTTGAAAACCTCGACGTTTTGCTGCCGAGGGAAATACAGCTTGATAATCAATCGCCGGAAGAGAAACTGGTGATAGCCCGTCGTGGCGGTTACTGTTTTGAGCAGAATGGCGTGTTTGAGCGGGTGTTACGCGAGCTGGGGTTTAACGTTCGCAGCTTGTTAGGGCGCGTAGTGTTATCAAATCCGCCAGCATTACCGCCGCGCACCCATCGTTTGCTGTTGGTGGAACTGGAAGAGGAAAAATGGATTGCTGATGTCGGTTTCGGTGGGCAGACGCTAACCGCGCCGATTCGTTTAGTTTCCGATCTCGTGCAGACCACGCCACACGGAGAGTATCGGTTGTTGCAGGAGGGGGATGATTGGGTGTTGCAGTTTAATCATCATCAGCATTGGCAGTCGATGTACCGTTTTGATCTCTGCGAGCAGCAACAAAGCGATTATGTGATGGGCAATTTCTGGTCGGCGCACTGGCCGCAGTCGCATTTTCGCCATCATTTGCTGATGTGCCGCCATTTGCCGGACGGCGGCAAGCTGACACTGACCAATTTTCATTTTACCCATTATGAAAATGGGCACGCGGTGGAGCAGCGAAATCTACCGGATGTGGCGTCATTATATGCTGTGATGCAAGAACAGTTTGGTCTGGGCGTGGATGATGCGAAACATGGCTTTACCGTGGATGAGTTAGCGCTGGTGATGGCGGCGTTTGATACGCACCCGGAGGCGGGAAAATAATTTATGTCAGGTTGCCGGATGCGGCGTAAACGCCTTATCCGGCATACATTAGCCCGGTTGTAGACCTGACAGGCGAAGCGCATCAGACAACGGTTTCAGAGTTCAATTGCCCATTCGGCATGAAACAAAATCACCGCTGTGCCTGAAATGGTGACTTTTTCCGGTTGGTTATCACGAATTGTCACCGTCACTTCAATCATACCGTCACGCCCCAATGCGCGCCCCTGATGGCCTTTAACACGCAACACGTTGCCATCGTGGGGCAATTGTAACCAGGTGAATCATTTGATACCAACGAGGGTTTTAGTGAAAGGAGGTGAAATCACCTGTAAGATACTGAAATAAAACAGGTGATGTCTGGATGAGCGCTTAAAGTCTATTTGATATCGATTGTGCAATAATTAATCGTTTATTCTAAAATCGGCAAAACTTTTGATACTGCGATCTCAACTTTTTAAAGCGTTTAAAACTTCATTAAATCTATATGGCAACTAACATACGGGCCAGCCTCGCCAAACTAACCCGCTTTAGATTCTACCGGATTTGATTGCCTACTTGTCTCGGTTTTTTCCAAAATCTCTCTGACGCAATCGTCTGGCATATCTACAATCATCAACGCAGCCAGGCGCTTCCTGCCTTCTAGTTGTAATAAATCCTGGTTTTCTTTATTCAGCAGTGTCAGAACCGTCTCCACACCTTTGCGAGCAAGGAGATTGGTTAACTGTTCTCGTTCGTCTTTCGTAAGGAATGAAAGCATCTGTGTAAGCTGATCTCCCTTATCACCAGAACAACCAAAATTACCATAAATACCAATATCGTTTGGTAATTCACCCTTGCCCTCTTTAAGCCACTCAAGACTAACGCCTTCACTTTCAGAAATTCGTATAAGGATACTTTCTCTGGGGGCTGGTTGTGTTTGTCCTCCCTTGAAATAGCTGTTTAATGTGTTGATATTGATTCCCCACGCTCTGGCAGCTGCACTTCTTGAAGGGTAGCGCTTTGTAAGCATTCCAATACGTTCAATAACAGGTTCTTTTCCCTGCGACATAAAGATACCTCTTGGTGCTTTTCTAAGGAAAGGTTTCTTTCTATTTATCCAATTGAAAAATAAGGATAAAAGCAAAAATTAGCCAAAATACCAAAAATACCTTGATTTGGTATTTTTGGTGATGCATTATTTACCCGTACAGATATCCGCACGAATATCCGCGCGGGTAACTTTTTAGAATAGAGGAAGTATGAGTAGAAGAGAAGTTTCAGATCACGATTGGCCGCCTGAAATCATCAAGGCGCGCTTACACATGGCTGGCTTATCACTGCGCTCTTTATCTTTAAAGGCTGGTTACAGCAGGGATTCGCTGAAAAGCGTATTACGTACTCCTTGCCGACCGTATCAGCAAATAATTGCTGATGCTCTTGGGGTATCACCTGAAGAAATCTGGCCCAGTCGATACCAGGTTAAGAGCTATATGAGAAAGGCGTCATGATATGTATGTCATTGCAAAAGAACTGATTGGCGCGCCCGGAATGCCTGCTACAACAAAAGGTATTCGCCAGGCATTACAACGTTACGTACAAGGGAAAAGCTGTTGTTCCCGTCGTCGCTCAGGCTCTAAAGCAACTGAATACAGCATCGACTGTTTACCTGAAGTGACGCAGCAGGCATTACGTGAACGCTACGCCCTGCAACTGATGACGCAAAAAGCCGATGAATCACCGGCTCCGGTGGTGACAAAGGCCAGACGCTCACCTGCCGTGGTTGATGCGGTGGAGGCATATCGCGGATCACCCCAACTGATGGTCGAACGCCTCAATGCCCTGACTGAAAACCAACGTAAAGTGGCAGAGGCACGAATAGCGATCGTCAGCGAGGTGCTGAAAATCGCGCAACAACCCGGCTTTAGTTGCGCTAAGGCTATCCGGTTCCTCGTTAACAGCCTGGCACGATCACAACTGGACGAGCGCATTGTGGCAATGGTTGAGACGGCGAACGCCAAAAAGGGAAACAGCCGCGCGTTGAGTGAAATCACGCTGAAACGCTGGATTGCGGCCTTTAACAAGGCACAGAACGCCGCTGAACGCCTGCTTTTACTGGCACCGGGTAAACGCCAGGAAATAAAAGCCGAAGATATTAACTGGCTGCCCGAATTTCTGGCGCAGTATCGCCAGTCAAACGGCCGACCAATGACCGAGGCTTACGAGGATTTTGTTGCTGAATGGCAGCACCGGCACGCTGATGAGCCTTATATGCTCGATATCATGCCCTCTTATGACACCATTCGCCGCGCAATGAAGAAACTGCCGGAAGTGGTGAAACAAAAAGGCCGGGTAACTGGCAGTGAATACCGTCAGCTTGAGGGATTCACGCGCCGCGACTGGTCCAGAATGCCGGTGAATTATGTCTGGATTGGTGACGGTCACGGCATGAAGCTGAAATGCGCGCACCCGGTTCACGGGCGGCCATTCGCACCGGAAGTGACCTTTGTTATCGACGGTGGCACGCGCTTTGTGGTGGGCTGGAGTCTTGACCTGGCTGAAAATGTTTTCGCCGTAGCCGGTGCCATACAGCACGGTATTCGCCATCATGGCAAACCGTTTCTGTATTACTCGGATAATGGCTCCGGGGAAACCGCCGACGTCCTGGATAAGGAGATTGTGGGGATACTGCCACGACTGGGGATTAATCACCCGACAGGGATTGCCGGTAATCCGCAGGGACGGGGCATTATCGAACGGCTTAACCGCACATTACCGATGCGCATAGCCCGTAAATACCGCACCTATTTCGGGAAAGGAGCAGATCGCGAGACGTTACGTAAAACCAACCGCGATTTACGCTCGGCATTCAGTGCCCTGCAACAGGGCAAACGGCTGAACGCCCGGCAGCAGTCAGCGATGCGTGATTTACCGTCCTGGTCTGAACTGATTGATGCCATTCGTGACGGTGTTGAGTGGTACAACAACCGGCCGCACGATGAATTACCCATGAAGCCGAACGGTAAACATTACAGCCCGGCGGAGTTCAGAAAAAAACGCCTGGCGGAAGAGGACACGGAAATTGAATGGCTGTCCGATGTTGAACTGCGGGATATGTTCCGGCCGATGGTGGAGCGCCCTGTAAGACGCTGTGAAATACGCTGGCTGAATAATATTTACTACGCGCCCGAGCTGCGTGACGAGCATGGCCGTAAGGTACTTATCAGCTATGACATTCATGATGCCGAACGAATTACCGTGCGCCGCCCGGATGGCAGCGTGATTTGCGAGGCGGTATGGGACGGCAATAAACGCGAAGCCTTCCCTGTCAGCGCGGAATACTACAAACAGCAGCAGCGCCTTAAAGGCATGCGTAAACGCGCAGAGGAAAAAATCCGTGATGCCGAGGATGAGGTTGTCAACGTGCTGGAGCACAAGCCGCAGGAGCCCTGGCTGGAAAACATATACCGCCCTGTGGGTAATACGGTGACCGTTCAGCAACCGGTCGCTGACGATGAACCTGATGAAGAATACGAGCGTAATTTCCAGCGGGGATTGCAACTGCTCGAAGCGAAATTAAAAGAAAGTGATCCGCTGGCCTGAAATAAAAAAATAACCCGAGGGGTGACTCAGGTTATTTGAGGTTTCAGTCTCGGAGAATGCTGTCTCAAGCGAGGTGAATAATATGACCGATATTAACGATGTAATCAAGACCATTGATGAACTTATTGATGGCGGCGTACTGACGCAGTATGCCATCGCCAGAGAGGCGGGAATTTCCGACGGCACATTATCGGCTTTCCGTAAGGGAAAATATAAAGGCGATAACGCTGCTGTGGCTGCTTCCCTGCGCTCCTGGTATGAGAACTGGAATAAACAAAGCGCACTGCCGGAACCGCCGCAGTTTGTGGAAACTCAGACAGTCCAGGAGCTGCGCGCACTGTTTCAGGCGGTTCGCCTGATGGGCTGTATTAACGTTATTGTGGGCGTACCGGGTGTGGGTAAAACGGCCACTGCCCGTAATTACTGCCAGGAGCAACCAAACACCTGGATGATCACCCTGTCACCCGCGCACTCCAGCGTCACGGAGTGTCTGCTGGAGCTGGCCGATGCGCTGGGGATTGATTACACCCGCGCGAACAAAGGGGCATTATCCCGCGCCATCCGCCGTCGCCTGATGGGAACGCGTGGACTGGTGATTGTGGATGAGGCGGATCATCTTGGTATTGACGGTCTGGAGCAACTCCGGGCAATTCAGGACGCCACGGGGATCGGGATGGTGCTTATTGGTAACCCGCGCGGATTGTTTAAAGGTGGACGCCGCGCCTTTGATGATTTATCGCGCCTGTTCAGCCGTCTTGCCCGTACAAAACAACTTCGCAAGGCCAAAAAGGCGGATGTGCTGGCCATTGCCATGGCGTGGGGGATCAGTGGTGAGGCCGAGCTGGCCGTCATGCAGGCTATCGCTGAAAAGCCGGGAGCGTTACGCGTTCTGACACATACGCTTAACCAGGCGTGGCTCACCGCCAGCGGTGAAGGCGCGGCGCTGACAGAAAAACATATTAATGCGGCCTTTAAAGAGGTTTATACCAACCCTGAATTACTCTCACAGGTGTGATTATGGCGGTATTTAATATTCCTGATATTTACGGACGCTTTTACCTGGTTAATTTCGATAACGTGAAGGTGATTTCACTGGCCGAAAATAAAGAATGTGGCGATTTACTTTTTGAATTTAATGACCGCACACGAATGGTGATATCTGCCGGACTTGATCGCGAAGGTGCGACAGAAGTTTACAGCGGAATATGCCGTTCTGTTGGTGCGAAACAAGTCAGCTAAATGAGGTGTTATATGAATATGCAATCCTGCGGTAACAAAATGAATTTATTCGACTCCCTGAACAGCGCGCGCCGTCTGACCGAACTTGCCGGTGCGGTACTGGAACGCAGTAAGCGCTATCCGCAACGTTTTGCACTGAAAACCACGCCGCCGGTAGGCAACGTGCAGGGAACCGGTGAAATTGAAATCACCATACAGACCAACGGCCTGCGCCGCCGTGTGAAGGCCACCCGCATCAGCGGCTGCACGGTTTACTGGGAGGTGTGAGGTGAAAAAAAATCTCATTGCATGGGCGTGGTCGAGTGGTCTTATTGAGTTTGGTTACGTCCTGCCGGAAGGTGCATTGCCGATAGTTGCCGGAAAGCCTGCCACGGTACGGCATGTGATTGAGGTTATGGCGCGTCATGGACGTGATGAACAGGAGCAGTTACTGGTTCCGGGGATACCGGAAGCGGTGACGGAGGAAGAAGCCTTTAATGCCATGATTCGGTTCTGCCGTGAGGTCAGACGCCGGGTCAGTTATCCAAACAGAACGAGGACCAGAGGATGAGTAAAGTCGTACACATTATTTTCGAATATAAGGAGCACGTTATCCATAAAAACGCTGATGGAACAGTGCGCATGGGGGTAAGTCTGGACATACGTTCAACCGGGATAAAGCAGAAAGGTGATGGACCCGCCATGATTTTTGGGGTGGTTATGCTCGCGGAAAGCAGAAACTTCGCAGAGCTTGTGGCAATGAAAGCCAGTGCATTCATGAAAGACAGGGGCATGGCTTCCGGGGTTATTAACGGTAATGAATTTAATCAGCAGGGGTAATTCCATGAGCAAAGTACGCGTTATTTTTGAATTTAACCACGTAATGCATGAAGTAAAGCCAGCCGGTAATGATAGTCAGGAAATCACGGAGGGGGTTACTGCCACTGTAAAAATCGAACGTGATACGGAGAACAGACCGACAGGCCCATGTGATGTTTATGCGCAAATTCTTAAATATCACAGCCCCACAATTATTCAGTTTCTGACAGATGAACTTCAGGGTTCCATGCAGGCTCTGGGGGTGAAAAGCAGCATTGAGCGCCGCTCCTTGCAGAACGCACCAGATACATTGCAATAAGGAAAAACAAAATGGCAAAACGCGTTACAAAATTAAAGGCTGTAGCCGAGGCCGCACCGCAGACCCGCGAAGAAGTCAGCCGCGATATCCGCACCCTGGGCGATATTCAGCGAGAGGCGCTGCGCCTGGAAACGGCGATGAATGATGAAGTGGCAGAAATCACCGCCCGTTATACGCCGCAGATTGAAAATCTTAAAAAGCAAATCAAAGTGCTTTTTAAAGGGATTCAGGACTGGTGTAAAACCAACCGTGATGAGCTGACGAACGGCGGCAAAACCAAAACTGCCAATCTGACCACCGGAACGGTGTCATGGCGGCTGGGAACGCCATCATGCAGCGTCAGCCGTGATGTGGAAGGTGTGATTGACACGCTGCGCCGTATGGGGCTTGAGCGATTCATCCGCACGAAAGAGGAAGTGAACAAGGAAGCCGTCCTGGCGGAGCCGGATGCGGTGAAAGGCATTGCCGGTATAAAGGTGAATAAAGGCGCTGAAAGTTTTTATGTCGAGCCTTTTGAACAGGATGCCGGACTGAATAAATAACACCGCATTAATTATTTAAATATCACTTCATTTTAATTATGGCGCTCGCGTCAGGGGACTGCTTGCGCCTGAAAGCTGAAAATAAGGAATCGGAAATATGGCATATTTTTATTTCAAATTAGACCGTGTGCAGACAAATAAATATTTCACCAAATATCAACAGGCTGTTTTACCGCTACGCAACAGTATTCTTCGGACATTACTGAAAAATACAGGCGCTGCCGGATTGCGCTTAAAGCCGTTCGCCATGGACAGAATCAGTGAGTTTTATTTTGCCGGTGCTCTGCCTGCGGGCTGGCGTAAGCGCGATGATGTGGCTTTTATCGGTGGCGGACAGTGCTTTATAGCCAGACCTGATGAGTCATGCCCTGAAGGACCGGCGATTGCCGCAATGATTGAAGCCGCTGAACGCGAGTTAAGAAAGCGTCCTGATTTCCTTGTCTGGCTCTGTGAAAAGCTGGGGGTAATGAGAATCCCCTCCATGTTTAACACGGACTCCTGGTGGACCCCTTCGTTCTCCCGTGATGCCCTGTGCGTGGTGTTTAAAGTGGGCGCTTATGGCAGGGGAATAAAAGGATGTATTCCTGAAGAATGCCAGGAAATTAAACATTCTGAATATGTGGCGCTGACGGAGGAATAATTCATGATTGATGCAAAAGTGCTTGAAGGGGTTAAAAACTGGCTGAGTATTTACGGGCGTCTGACCTGCGGCGTACTGGCTGAAAAAATGAATATGCCGCCATCCTCCATGGTTTATTTTCTGCGTGATGCGGTTGATGCCGGGGTGCTGACGGAATGTAACGGTTTTTATGATATTCCGCGTTCCCGCCCGGTGCAGCCGATTCGTCGCAAATGCAGACAGGAATCTGCGGCTGATGATGTTCAGTGGTGCAGCTTCAGAAAATCCCTGCCATGGATTGAGGGGCATGATATTCCGTCGATGGCGTGGGAATTTGCTCAGGGCGTTCTGACCTGTGAAACCGTTTATGTGGTGGCTGAAGTTGATGAGCAGGCCATGAAAGAAGGCGTGCCCCAGTTTGTGATGGCGTATATCGACATTCGCCTGGGTGTCATCATCTGCGGTTTAAGCGGCTGGAATATCACCGCGCGTGTTCTGCGCTACCTGATTGTTGACCGGACAGCAGCGCCTGCCGGGATATCTGCGGAGGTGGCGTAATGTTCTTTAAAACATCAAACCCTTCCGCGCTGGCTGCGTGGCAAAAATACCAGCAGGACTGCCAGACGGTAAAAGATGAGGCGAAACGCCTTGAGGCCGTGCTGAATGTTGCGTGCCGGTCGGTATTTGAATTCAGTATCAGTGGTTTTTGTTTTAAGGGACTGCGTTTTACGGAGGACAAATATCCTTTTCATCGCGACTTATGGCGAAAACCGACTGCGTCGAATGGCTGGAGCTGCACACCGCGCACATCACGTATCCCTAAAGCCCTGCGTGTTGCCTCTGATGAACTGAACAGTCTGTGGCGTGAATATTCGCCCGTCACGTATGCCAGAACCGATGCCCTGTTGTTCTGGCTGGGTATTGACTTCTCAGCAATATTGTATGGTCCCGTGAACTGGTTCTGCGTTGACAATGTGATTTATCTTCAGTGCGAAGATGATTCCGCAAAACGGAAAATGACCGAAATTCTGTCTGATGAGTTTTATGCTGCCGAAAAGCGAGTCAGGGGGTGATGTATGATGATTTTACAACACATGGGGCGAAAAGGTCGTACACCCGCTCATGTCCGCGCGTGGACACCTGAAGAAGATGCGCTACTGATTGCGCTTTATTCATCCACCCCGGTTAAGGATATTGCTGCCAGAATAAAAAGAACTGTCTGGGCTGTATATAACCGGACTGGTGTATTGCGCAGTTCATACCCGGAGTTACTGAAATATAAACACCCAAGATTTACACCTGATGAAGATAAGTTTATTCGAAAAAATGCCAGAACAATGACCTGCCAGCAAATGGGAGAATATCTCGGACGTAATAAAGATTCTGTCAGATGTCGGGCAGGAATGATTGGTGCTGGATTAACAAAGTGCGGAGAGTTACGCCCCGGCACGCGCATATCTGATGATGATGTACGTCTTATACGTGCGCTGCGTGATTCCGATTACCCACGCCGTCTGTCATTCCGGGAAATTGGCGAAAAGTTTGGAATATCTGAACATTCTGCTCACGCAGTTTATTACCGTCGCCGGACTGCCGAGGACGCTGTATTACGGGAGTTAACGCCATGATAACGACCTTATTTGTTGAATCAGATGAACCTCTTGTGTGTGCCGCCGGAATGCCGCTCTGTGGCGGAACGCTGACCGGTGTTTATTTCGGGGATTTACGCGGTTATCCCTGGCATTCACTGAATGATGCTTTCCCACCTGATATGGAGGCTGTCGTGCTGATTGTTCAGTATGGTCACCGTCAGGAGCTGCGCATCGGCCATATGGGGTATGAAGGCTTTTTTGTTGATGAAGAAACCGGAGCCTGCCTTGAAGATGAAGACGGACAGGTGACGCACTGGTGTCATATTTCGGCTTTACCGGAATTACGGGAGGTGAATGCGTGAGAAGTTATATTGATAATGAAAAGCTGGAGACAATAAGCGACTGTCTTAGCTTGCTGGCAAAAATCAAAGAAACTATTGAAGAGATTAAATTTCAGCTTGAATACGCACCATGTGGCGATGATGCATGGCGTAATGCTGCCAGAAAAGCACTGGCTGTCTTTCAGAAACAACGCCGGGCTGTTGAATACCGCCTTGCTGTATTGCGCCAGGAGGAAAAGGAAAGAAATATAAGACGTCATGAACGCGTTAATGATTTCCTTGTTCGTGAATTAAAAGAGCGCGTGCCGGAGTCGGTATTTTTTGAATGTGAGGCTATAGCCCGTAGCAAAGCACTGGAAACAGATTAAGCAGGCAGGTGAATAATGAGTATTGAATTAAGATCGTCTTATGAATATCGCAAAATCCTTATCGCCGGAGGCATGAAACCGGAAGATGCAGAGAAATTCGTTTCTTTTATGGATAAAGAATGTGACAAGCGGGATATGCCAGAAATTATTATGGATGACATGATTCTGGATTCAGCCGTGGCGTTAAGTCCGTTATGGATTGTGCATACTCTTGCGGAAATAGCTAAAAGAAGTGACAAGCAGGCGGCTGTCGCCGCCCTGCGATTACTGGCTGAATTAAGTTGTTCAGTCAATCCCAATACGTTCTTTGACGAACCTGGTTAACATTGATTTGGTAACTTCTTTAATTAGATCAAATGGTGCGTCTGTAAACTCCTTTTTGATTCTTTCAAGGATTGGTTTTTTTCTCAGGGCGTTAGCTAAATCATGCCCCTGCTGGGTAAGCATAATGGGCGTGTTTCTGAAACCAACGCCCAGAGAATGGAAAAAGAAACCAATATATTTGGGTGTTTCTGACTGCATATCACCATTAACAATTGAGCCATTATCAGCGAGAAGCATAAGATGAAAAACTTTTTTATCCTTTTCCTCTCCTTCTGCCTCAGCCATGCCCAGATCCTGTAGTGTAAGGAAAGGTGTTTCAGCATCCTGAAAAGTTGTGAGAATACTTAATACTTCATCGTAATCTATTTTCATATCGATACCTTTAGTTTTATCCGGGCGGCGTTGCCATGCCGCCTGTTGTTACGGAGACACGATAATGAATCGCGCTTCCCTGATTACCTTAATACATGTCGCAAAACGCGATCTACAGCTTGACCATGAGACCTACACATCCGTACTACTGGCAGCCACCGGCAAACCCAGTTGCCGGGATATGTCACCGGATGAGTTATCCCGCGTGCTGGATGTTTTCAAAAAACGCGGTTTTAAAGTGCGTCAGAAGCCGGTTACCGGAATATGAATGTGCTGGATGATATTCTCACGCCGCTGCGTATTTATGAAGGCGGTGCGCTGGAATGTATTCTGAACCGTTATAAGCCTGCATGGCAGACGTTTATTTACGTTTATGCAAACAGCCATGAAGAGGAGACTATTTAATGTTTCATGTTGATAATAATTCCGGCGTGGCGAATATGCCTGCGCTGGCACCGGCGCAGAG